CAGTCTCGGCGTTGAGCCGATTCAGGACTCCTACGTGACCGTGTGGCGCAAGCCGTAGACTAGGCGGACGCCGCGCTTGCGCGGCTCAAGCCTGCCGGTGGAGTCCTCCCATCGGCAGGCGACCAAGCTGAGGACTGGAGGACGGATGGCAGCCAAGCAACCGACGCCAGACAAATACGACGCGCTGGATGCGTATGTCGCTGAGCTGCAGGTTGCAATGAATGTCACCTACTGGAAGATCACCGTGGCTCGTGATGCCTCAGACGTTGAGGCGTGGGCCGACATCAACCCGCACGCACAGGCAGAGACAGCCGAACTGCGCGTGAGCCACGACTTCTGGAAGCAGACGCCAGAACTCCAGCGCGAGGTGCTGACGCACGAGATGCTGCACGTCGTGACAGCCAGACTCGATCAGACCGTTGAGGCAATGGAGGAAGCGTTCGGCAAGATTGCGTGGGCTATCTATGACCCGCTCTACGAGGATGCAACCGAGCGCGTGGTGGATCACTTGGCAAAGGTGATCGCGCCTGGGCTGCCTCTGCCTGAGTTCCCGAAGGCGTGACCTTTCAGCGGCCGTGCCTTGACTGCGGCATCCTGACCCCGAACGGCAACAGATGCGCGATGCACAAGCGCGCTGCGACCTACAGATGGCAGCAGGGGAAGCCAAACCCATACCTTGACCCTGCGTGGAAGAAGCTCAGCAGCCAGATACGGAGCAAGCGTCCGTGGTGTGAGGTGTGCGGCAAGACCACGAACCTGACCGTTGACCACCTTGATCCGCTCAGCAAAGGCGGTCCGCTACTAGCACCAGAGCATCGGCTTCGGGTAGTATGCAGACCGTGCCACGGGAGGCTCACGAAGCACAAGTAGGAGGAACAATGTCTCGGATCGCTTGGTATTCCAACGCTTGCCACGTGCCGTCCGGCTACGGAATGCAGACGGCGCAGGTCGTGCACCAGATGGTGAAGGATGGACACGAGGTCGCAATTACTGCGAATCACGGCGCGCAAGTGATGATGAACTGCACACACGGTCACCCGATCCTTCCTGAAGGCTTGATCCGCTATTCACTTGACGCTGCGCCTGAAAACATCAAGACGTGGATCGGCGATCAGCCTGGCTTCGGCGTTGTGTTGTTTGACCTGTGGCCGCTTATTGGCGTTGAGGGATTTAACGATCTGAACCTTGCGTGCTGGACGCCGATTGACCACGATCCAGTCCCGCCGCCGGTTGCGAGGTTTGCGTTCGAGGGGCGACATCACATCATTGCGATGAGTCGCTTCGGCGAGGATCGACTACTCAAGGCTGGAATCCCACGCGAAGAGTTGACATACATCCCGCACGCCATTGATACGGCGCTATTCAGCGACAAGGGTAAAAGCGCACGCTCATCAATGGGAATTCCAGAAGAGGCGTTCCTTGTGATTACCAATGCGGCAAACCGTGGTCGTATCCCAGTTCGCAAGGCATTTGGCGAGATGGCCGATGCGATGGCAACATTTATGCGCGATCGACCAGATGTCTACTGGATGATGCATACGGAGCCAAACGGACACAGCGAAGGCGTAAACATTCCGCGCTTGCTCGCAGCGGTCGGTATTGATCCGAAACGCGTTCGTTATCCGCATCCAGTTCATTTCCGCAATGGGATTCCTCAGGAGGCGATCGCCTCCATCTACTCAGCCGCTGACGTGCAGCTCCTCACCTCAATGGGTGAGGGCTTCGGCATACCAGCCATAGAAAGTCAGGCGTGCGGCACACCGGTCATCGTCTCCAATTTCACAGCACAGCCTGAACTTGTCGGGCCACACGGCAAGATTGTTCCAGTGCAGCGCGTATGGGACGAATTCCAGCAATCGTTCTTTGCCATCCCAAACGTTCTTGCAATTGTTAGCGCATTGCAAGAAGTGTACGAAGAAACAAAGGCTGGCAAGGTTGACCGAGCAGCGGTCTCGGCCGCAATGGGTCAATACGAACAGACAAAGGTTTACAGCGAGTCCTGGAAGCCGTTGATTGAACTTATGACCGCACGTAAGCGCGTACCAGCTCAGCCAGTACCGCTAAACCGAGAGCAGCGCAGGGGAGCCAAGAAGGGCAAATAGCGGGGGGCGGTAAATATTCTGGGCGCACGAGGGGGTACGGAACCCAGCGCCGAGTGGCTTACACACGGGGTCAGGTTAGGCTAGGGGGGATTTATGTCAGGACCAGCACGAACGCCAAATGAAATAAAAGCAAAGCGCGGGACGCTGAAGCCGTCTCGTGCTGTTGTTGTTCAGCTCACAAATAGTTTGCCGCGTGCGTCCGAACTGGGCGTGCCGGACGGTTTGGGTCCGATCGCAACCGAGGCGTGGCACCGCATCGTGGAATACGCAGGCGCGTGGATCGCCGTATCCGACCGCGACGCGCTCACGCTGCTCGTCAAAGATATTGAGCATCTAGCCACGCTTGAGGCGCGGCTCTCCGTAGACGGTCCGATCCTCTACACCGACAAGGGCTATGCTTACGCACATCCCGCCGCAGGGATGAGGACAAGCACTGGGGAGAGTATTAGGAAATGGATGAATCACCTCGGACTGACTCCAGCCGACCGAGCCAAGCTAGGGATCGCAATGGTGGAGAGCCAGTCCAAGATCGACAAGTACCGCGATCGGATGCAACAGAAGGCTGGCCACCGCGCTGGCTGACGCCTGTCGCCTCGGCTGACCTGAGCCGTAGTTTGGGTGACATCGTTGCGGACTTCGCCGAGGACCTTGTACCCATTGCCAAAGACTCAATCGCTGGCGCCTCAGGTGAGCCGCTTCAGTTCAGGGTATGGCAGAGGCGCCTTTTGCGCCGGATGCTTGCTCGCCGCGAAGACGGCACCTTCACGCACCGCTTCTTCCTAACAGGCATTGCTCGTAAGAACGGCAAGACCGCACTCGCCTCTACCCTCCCACTCTTTTTCGGACTCTATGGCGATCGGGGTGGTGAAATCTACTCGGCTGCTGCCGACCGCGATCAGGCGAAGCTCGTGATGAGCCACGCACGCCGAGCGGTTGAGATGAGTCCAGAACTAGGCGATCAGATCAAACTCTTCCGAGATGCGATGGAGTTCAAGGGAACTGGAACCGTCTACAAAGCGTTGAGTTCGGAGGCATTTACGAAGGAAGGCTTGAGCGCCTCGTTGGTCATCGCCGACGAGTTGGCAGCGTGGCCGTCTCGTGAACTCTTTGACGTCCTCTCCCTGTCAATGGGCGCAAGGAAGTCGCCGCTCTTTGTGGCAATCACCACGGCTGGTCAGCGCATTGACTCGACTGGCTCAGACTCGATTGCCTACACGCTCTATCAGTTGGCGCGCCGCCGCATCGCTGGAGAGAACGACGACCCTACGCTTGGGATGGCGTGGTGGGAAGCCGCGAGCGACGCCTACAGTGACGAGACTCGCTGGAGCGAGGCGAACCCTGGGCTGCTCAGCGATCCCGCAATCCTCAGCATTGACGATCTGCAGTCTGCGAAGAAGCGCACGCCTGAATCAGAGTTTCGCACCAAGCGGCTGAACCAGTGGGTGAGCAGTTCGCAGGCGTTCTTGCCGACTGGCACGTGGGACTCCTGCAAGGATGATCAGATCGTCCTGAACAAAGAAGACGAGGTGGTGCTTGGTTTTGACGGCTCATTCAGCAACGACTCGACCGCGATTGTCGCCTGCCGTGTGGCAGACAAGGCGCTCTTCGTGCTTGGGCATTGGGAGCGCCCGCTGGACTCCGAACTCAACTGGCGCGTGCCGGTGGAAGAGGTGGAAGCCAAGATGCTGGAACTCTGCCGCAGCTTCAACGTCAAGGAGATTGTCTGCGACCCATTCCGGTGGCAGCGGTCAATGGAGGCGTGGCAGCAGATGGGCTTGCCTGTGGTCGAGTTCCCGCAAACGCCTTCTCGGATGGTCCCAGCCACGGCCGCCTTCTACGATGCGGTGGTGAACCAGCAGATCAAACACGACGGCAATCCCTCGCTGGCTCGCCACGCTGCAAATGCCACGCCGTATTATTCCCGCAATGGGCTTATGATTCGGAAAGAAAGCAAGACCTCGCTCAAGCGCATAGACTTACTCGTCGCAGGACTTATGGCACATAGTCGAGCGGGTACACTTGGAAGCGCGCCTGCGCCTAAGCCACGGGCTGAAGTGAAGTGGATTGACTTGTAGGGAGACTGATGGGCATTCTTGATCGCGTCTTCGGACGCAGCGAGCCTGAGGAAAAGCGTTTCATCGGCGGCCAGTGGTTAGCGCAAGAAGCATCGTCAAGTGCGGCTGGCGTCCTTGTCACACAAGAGAACGCCACCAGCATTGGTGCGGTCTACGCCGCAGTGAAGCTCTACGCCGACACGATCGCTGGACTTCCGTGGGATACCTACATCCGCATTGACGGAACGCGCCGACCATACCGTCCGCGTCCGCGCTGGATGGACTTCCCGATTCCGAACAATCCGAACTTCACATCTTTTGAGTTCAAGCATCGCGTCGTGACCTCGCTGCTGCTAGACGGCAACGCCTTCATCCTTTGCCTGCGAGACTCATCCGACAATGTGATTGAGACCCGCGTCCTTGATCCGCAGAAAGTGGAGATCAGGAGCGGTCAGTTCGGTGAGCCGGTTTACTACATTGAGACAACCGAAGGCGCAATCACGCTAACAACCGCAGAGATCATTCACATCCCGCTGTTCGCCACTGGCGAGCATCATCGCGGGCTGTCACCGATCGAGCATCACAAGGTGACGCTCGGACTTGCAAGCGCGACGCAAATCTTCAGCGCGAAGTTCTACGAGAACAATGCAAGCGTCGGCGGTCTGATCAAGGTGCCAGGCGAGTTGACGCAGGATCAGGCAGAGGCGCTTCGCACTGGCTTCGGTCGCCGACACGGTGGTGTGGACAAGGCGTGGCGAGTGGCCGTGCTAACTGGCGGCGCAGACTATCTACAGCTCGGCGCAAAGATCAGCGACCTGCAGCTCGTGGAGACGATGCACTACGGCGTGGAAGCAATCGCGCGCATCTACGGCGTGCCGCTCCATATGCTCCAGTACCCAGGCGGCAACACCTCCTATGCATCGGTCGAGTTGATCGGCATTGAGTGGCTGCGACTCGGACTTGGACCAATGATCGCGCGCCTTGAGGCATCGTTCCAACGCATCGTGCCAGGAGCCGACCAGACCTTCTTGAAGTTCACGCTTGACGGCTTGCTGCGCGCGACGACGCAGGAGCGATACAACTCCTACGCGACCGCGCTGAACAATGGGTTCCTGTCGGTCAACGAAGTCCGCGCACTTGAAGATCGTTCGCCGGTGGACGGCGGCGCAGAGTTCTGGAAGCCGCTCAGCATCGGGACGCTGAATGAGACGGAGCCGACAGAGTAATGCCGTACTTCGTCACGGATCAGTCGCCAGACTGCAACGGCTGGGCGACCGTCAAGGAAGACGGCGAGGTCATCGGCTGTCACGACAGCAAAGAAGATGCGCTCGCGCAGATGGTTGCCGTCTCACTCGGCGAAGGCATTGAGCCAGGCGGCGAGTATTCAGCCGCGCGCGTCCTGCCTGATAACTACCGACCTGCACTCTCGCCTGACGTGCCAGAAGGCCGCGCCTGCGGCAACTGCGTCTTCTACAACGAGGCAAAGATTGAAGGCGACAAGGCGTACTGCGAGAAGTGGGATGACTATGTAAGCGGCGCCTACTACTGCAACGCGTGGCAGCCTGACGATGGCGGCGAG